ATTTATCTCTTTACTTCCCATATCTTCTTTTGTCGGTTGACTTTTTATCTCTGTTATCATTTGTTTCAAAAAATCTTCCATCTTTGTCTTTCTTTATTTTTAAAAATATATCTGTTATCTTTTTAAGACCGTATTTAGTTATTATATATTTCATTTTCTTCTTTTTATTCTTCTTTTAAAAATATTTATTAATTTAAAATTAATTTCTCTTAAACGTTTTATTATGCCTAACAATGTATAAACTATTGTCAAACACGCCACTATAATACTCAAAAATTGAATTAATACAAGTGCAGTTGCTGATGGTAAAACTTGTAACCATATTGTAACAATCCATGCAGGTATGGCAGACAAAAGTTCTTTGTTTAAAAAGTTATTTAACATATTCTTTTCTATTATTTTTGTTGTATCAAACATTTATCTAAGTTAATTTTATCACCGTTTAACATATCAATTGTTAATTGATTAACTTTATTATCATTTTTATATATCAGGTTAAAATTTTCACCTTGATAATCTTTTGATTTTGTTAACCAATTATATGTAATATTATTTCTTTTAAAATATTCTAAATTGGATTTATTAAAAATATAAGTGGCTACAGTATCTAAAATATAATTATATTTTAATTCATCTATTGTTAAGCTAATTAGTTTATTTAAAACTGGTATGTTATTTGTATCTTTTATAGTTTCGTATATATTCTGTTTTAAATAATCATATGTAATTTTAAATTGATTTAAGGTTCTTTTAGTTGTTATGCCTATTATACGGTCAAAATCTTTTTCATTATGTATAATATTTTTTATTTCATTCTCTATATCTTCTTTTAAATATTTATCTAACAAACTATCAAATTGTTTATCAATAAAAATATCATCTATTGTTATATCTTTTGAAATGGTTGTTAAATTGGTTGAGCCGTATAGATTAGAAATTAAAACTTCTTTATATTCATATAATAATTTCTCAAAGTTTTTCTCTAAATTGGTTGAAATAATGTTTATTTCTTTTTCTTTTTCTGTAAAATATAAACTTTTTTCATCTGTTATTACCTCATCAGGCGTTTCATCAGGTTGAACAACTGGTTCTTTTTCAGTATTATCTACTGTTTCAACAATTGGTTCAATAGGGTTTAAAAGGCTATCTAAGGTAATTAAACCATTCTTAATCAAACGAATATTACCTTCTGGTATAGGTTCTAAGCCCATAATTTCACGTTCTTCATTTATAGTTGAGATGCCATTTGATAAGTTTGATTCTCTTTTCTTTATCTCTAAATCATCATCAACATATCTAAATGGTATAAAATCTATATAAATATCTGGTTGAAATTTTTTGAAGAATTTTGTAAACTCTTGGCACATATCTTGAGCAACTATATCAATAGTATTTTGCCAGAAATTATAATGTGCAATTTGTGCAGAGGCAAAAGAGGTATGTTCACCAGTTAAAATAGTTAAAGGTACACCAAACACTTGAGCAATATCAGCCCTTAACACATCATTACCATCCTTAATAGATATTGATTGACCATTTAAACCAGATGTAGCAACAGGCGTAATATCTTCAGTCTTGCCTACTACTGCCACAAGTTTATGTGAAGGGAACTTAGCAGCCCATTGTTCAGTTAATTGTTGTTTTTGTGCATCTGTAAAATCTTTTTCGGTTTTCATTAAAAGAGGAGGTGTAGCATCATTCTCATAATATCTCATTATGAAATTATAAAGAGAATTATTTGCTCTTATTGCTTGTATAGCTGAATTGATTAAAGGTGTACCAATACCATTCTTTGATTCAGGTGTTAAAGTTTTTAAATGTATAACTTCTGTATCTGTAAAGTTATAATAACCTTTTTCAGATAAGAATTTATAAGTAGTTGTACCGTCATTATTCTTTACCAAAGTTACTTTGGTAGGGTTAAGAATATGCATTTGAATTGGTGTATCTCTTGTACCTTTAGCAATCCATACAAAACAATTACCGTTTAAATCTAACCAATATTGAATCAATCTAAAAAATTGATTACGTACCATTGTAGGGTTAGGATCATTAAACAAATCTACAATCCAATGATTATAAGGTAGTTCTTCTGTACTATTCTGACCTGTTTTTCTGGAGAAAATATATTCAAGAGAGGCAACAGATTTTGCCCTTTGAAACATACAAGAACCTGAAACAGATGTAAATAAATTGTTAGTTCTATAAAGATTAGAATTATACCCCAATGATATATCATTCATTGTTGTACCTGTCCAACTCTTTGATTCTTTTCTAAATAATTTTGTTATTATACTCATATAGGATTTAAATTATTTTATAATAAATGGATAAAAGGTTTTGTCCCACCAATCAGGTTAAACGCTATGGAAGTTGCATCAACCATATCATCATGTATGCCATTAGGGAATGACAACAATTCTTTTTCATAGTAATCAGGTATAATTTCATTTATATATACCAAATTTTGTTCAAATCTTGCAAGGAGTGGTTGAAATCTTGTAACTTTATCCTTATCTGAACGTATACCCTGTACAGGTAAAATTGTTGTTCTTAATAATTCTTGCGTAACTGCCGCTTGATATTGATTATTTTCTACACCTATTGTTATTGGATTCCACTTATCTGCGTATTGTTGAATAATATTAAGTGTATCATTAAAAGTTATTCTATCTCTGTATATATCTAAAATGTATATATTACCATTTTCGTTATTCTTACCTAACACACATATGGTTGTATAATCTGCAGATGTCTTTTGAGATATTGCTAAGTCAACACCCATATAAATACTTAGCTCAGAAAGTCTTACGTCTGTAAAGTATTTTATATTTGTAATATCTAATAAAGTGCCTGCGCCATCTACAAATTCTGCGTTAATTTCTTGCCTTCTAACTAATTCTGGCATATCTTGAGCCATTTCATCAATTTCTTCTTTAGATAATTTAGGGTTATCATAGGAAGTATATTGAAAAGATGCCCATGTTTTTGGAAATGATTTTGATTTATCAAATAATGTTTTAAAATAATTTGACCCGCGAGGCGTTGAAAGAAAATCACATGAACCTTTATAATCTACTAAAGTTGGTCGTATAACCTTTATCCATGCTTCTTCAAGATATTTACATTGTGCGGCTTCATTTATATTTATATGATGATAATGTCTACCTCTTATTGATTCAAATGCCTCTAATGACCAAAATTCAATAGTACCTCCTGAATTTAATTCAAGTATTTTAGTTGATTCATTTTTCTTTACTATTGCAGGTTCTAATATCTTACTAAGGTCTTTCCATATTGAATCAGGACCATCATAATTACGATAAATAGGTTCTACATGAGCAACAGTTTTACCTTCAAGTGCTTTAATTGCTAATTTATGGTCAGCAATTATATTTTTACCAAATCTTCTACCACAACATATCGTATTAAATCTTTTAGAATTATTTATTATATGGAGTTGGTTTTTATGTGGTATAGGTAATTCTATTCTTGACATAAATCTTCATCTTTTTCTTCTACTAAAACTTCTTTATTAACAAAAACAATTTCATTAACAATTCTTATTGGTTTATTAGGGTCGGAACCTATTTGAATGTTCTCTGCATAACCTCTATTTTTACCTTTTGTACTCATATAAAACTTAACGGAGCCTGTATCACCAAGTTCAATAAGTTCATAAAGTTTAGATTCTACTTTATCTACTACATTATCTTGAATATCTTCTACTATTTCTTTAAATTTAGCATCTTCTCTCATATACTTATAATAGGCTGATATACTCATCTGAATAGCGAAACAGGAGACACGAATTATGCCGTGGTTGTTATATAAACTACATAGCATTTTCTGTTTGTTAAGTTCTAAACCTTCTACGTCATATACTGTTTTAAAATCTTTTAAAGTAACTTTTTCCTTTACTGTATAATGGTCTTTTTTACCATCAGTAGGACCTTTTGTTAATTGTTTTTTCTTTTTATTATAATTATTCATATTATTTCCTTATATTATCCTATAATTCCAAATACGTTTGAACTACTTCCACCAATATCAGCACTTGTTCTATTTGTTATATTTGTAGTTCTTGTTAAAGTTCCACCATACCAATTATCAATTCCTTGTGTAGAACCTGAAGCATCTATATCAGTAAATGTAACTCCAAAGATTTTACAATTTGCCGCAGTTCCTGTATAGTTTAGATTTACAGCAGTTGAAGCAGAATTAGTATCTATGGTCATATTTACTTTACTACCATAAAAATATCCACAATGCAAAATTAAACTATTTGTTACATTTAGATTATTTCCCGCATCAAATCTTAATGTTCTTGCATTTGTATATGTTCCATAAATTAAATTAGCAACAGTTATATCATAATTACCAGTAAAAGAGAATGACATACCAGTTCCATTATGTAATGTATCACAAGCAAAATCACTTGTTAGTATTGGATAAATATTTTGGGTAGAAGGACCAACTATACCTAAAGTCATTCCATCTATATTAAATGTTGGTGTAGCATTAACTCCATTTAAAGTTAAATTTCTATCTCCATTAACTGTTCCTGCTATATAAGTTAATGTTCCAAAACCCCAACCAACAGTTCCTATTGTAATAGTTCCTGCTGTATTTATTGTTACACCTGCAGGAAAGTTTGCTCCTCCGCTTGTTGTTGACCAAGAACCTGTACCATCTAAAATAATTGCTGTTGTTCCTGCCCATACTCCAGAACCAGATGTAAAACTACCTCCAATATTTAATGTATTTCCATTAACAGTAGGTGAACCTGTATGAGTCACACTACCTGCATCCCAGTTGTCACCAAGTGTTTTTGTTCCTCCTGTAAATGCTAAAGTAAATGGAATAGTTAGACCACCAGAAGTAATAGTTGCTGTTGTACTACCTATACTTATTATACCATCACCAGATAATGTCATTCCTGCTACTAAAGTTAATGTACTGTTTACTGTTAATTTATTGCTTCCTGCTATAGTTAAAGTACCAGTATAACCAGTAAGTATTAAAGTTGCACATGCAGCGGTCGTAATATTTACAGTCAACTGTCCAGAAGTTCCTGTTGCTACTACATCATCTGAAGAAGTAGGAACAAATCCTTCTACCCATGTAGTTACAGGATTATTCCAATTTCCACCACCATTTGCTATTGTTCTTGTTGCCATTTATTATAAAGTTATTTTTAATCTATTGTAAACTCAATCAACTGTAAACTCAAACGAAATTATTGCATAAGTTGGAGTTCCACTTACACTTGTTGTTTTCCATCCTAAATAATTTCCAGATGCTATACCTGCATTTGATAATGTTCCATCATCATTTGTATTTGTTGCTGCTGTAGTTGTTATATCGGATGAA